CACCTAAATGATATATATATATATCAATCCTTTATACGGATTTAAGAAGACTACTCATTTAAGTAGTCTTCTTATTATATTATAAATCAATATGTTCTACTGTGTAATTATCAATACCACATAACATATCTAAATTTCTACGAATCATCTCCATAGTTAGATCGAAATCTTCAATATCATCAAAATCGTAAACTCGTTCAGATGTTGCACCATTACTCTTTGTAATACGGATCAATTTCTTCATAGACCTTACTCCTCGATTCTTTGTACTGATAATACGATATCTCCTCTACCCATCTTAATCATCTTCTCAGCTTTTGCTATTCTCATAGAAACTGGAATATCACTAACCTTAAGAACGTATGGTTCTGTAACTTTCTTAAATGCTTTAATACTATCAGTATCATGAGTTGCTAATAATGCTACTAAGTAGTCATCTTTATCTAATGATATTAGTGATAGTAATTCACCTTTTCTCTTAGATACTGGAAGTAGATTAAGATCTGTTTTCTTAACCTTACCATTAGCTGTAATATATACAAGATTATCAAATCCTCTACTAATAGTATCTACACCACTAACATATTCACCATCTGGTAAATTTATTAAATTAGTACCTCTAGCAGATGACGATAATAGTCTTATATCCTGTACTGGTATTCTTAATCCATTACCTTTATTAGTATAGAGAATAACATTCCCTTTACTATCTTTCTTAGTAGGTAATGCTGTAACTAATTCATCACCATCAGTAAGAGCTATTGCAGTTTTACCATCTGGACATTTATCAAATGCTGTTGATAAAGTTCTCTTAGCAAATCCATTCTTAGTAAAGAATGTATAACATACATTATCATTAGTTGCTCCTTTATCTAATATAGCAACTACTTCACCAGATACTTTAAAGAATCTACTAATTTCAATACCATTTTCATCTGGTGTAAATGATGGGATTCCAGCTACTGGAACTCTAGTAATTGTACCTTTACTATCTAATACCATAATAGATTTAGTATTAGAAGTTCTAATAGCAATAGTTGGTTGAGATACTAGATTACCTAATCGTCCAAGAATAGGAGCTACACCTTTAACAATATCTATCTTCTTAATATATCCATCATTAGAAATTGCTACAACGTGTTTAGTATCCTTAATATCAATACCTTTCTCTCTAACTAATTTAGATCTTCTAGGTTCTCCAAATAACTCAATACCTTCTCTGAGTTCTTTACGAATATAATCATCAAATCCACTAGGTGATGCTAACATAGTTTCTATCTCACTAATTTCCTCAATGAGTTCTTTCTTACGTCTTTTAAAACCATCTCTAGCTTCTTTATTATAATCTGAGAATCTTAGTTTCTGAATAGCTTTAGCTTGTAATGATGTCATGTGGATCTTACTATCACCATATTTAGCTAATAATTTATCTATAGCATCTTGCTCATTATTAGCCTTACGACATATCTCAATAGTATCATCTAAGTTATCCTTATTAAAGACAAATATCTTAACATCATTCATATGCTGTTCTTCACTTAATTGGATATACTTATTATTGAAGATTGATTCTACAATCTCTCGTCTAAAATCAATCCAATCTAATAAATATTCTTTAGGTGTATAGAGTTTCTCTTTATAATCTACTATGAAGTTTAATCTAACACCATAAGATTTTCTTAATCCAATATTGAGATCAATTAAATCTGCTAATACTTTATTTGGATTAACATCTTTATGTAATACGATAGAGATATTATAACCATCATCTGGATTAGTATAATCTCTAACATCTTTAATTCCAGATATCTTCTTCTCTAATACTGCCATAGAAATATTCTTTAATAAATCTGATACTCCTACCAATAATGGTAAAGATGTAATATGAATAATATTAGTCTTATGATCTATACTACAAGTAGCTTGTGTATTAACTTTACCAATTCCAGTATTGAGAATCTCAGTAATATGTTTATCAACAATAACATCACAACCAGTAGGGAAATCTGGAACTAAGTTAATTTTAGTATCTGGATCATCTAATAGCTTAATCGTTGCTTCACATACTTCTTTAAAATTGTATGGTGCAATATCTGCTGATGTTCCATAACCAATATTACTAAATTGAGGATTAACTAATCCAATAGGATACTTAGCTGGTAAATATTCTGGAACTAATTCTGTACCTAAGTAATTTAGTTTAGTATCCACCTTAGAATATTTATAGTCTTCAAAATAACACTTGTATGCAAAATCACTCAATTTGACTTCTAGGTATCTTCCAGCGGCTGGTTCTTTACCTTGTCTATTACCGAAGTTTCCTCTACCATCAATCATACAAATATTATTAGTCCAATCTTGTCCCATTCTGGCTAACACATCCATTACGGATGTGTCACCATGTGGGTGAAAATTACCAATAGTATCTCCAGCAACCTTATTTAACTTCTGATAAGATCTACCATTATTCTTGAGATTATATAATGCATATAATGCTCTTCTTGATACTGGTTTTAATCCATCATAAGATGCTGATAAATTTCTTGCGATATTTCTATTGATACCATGAAGTGTCATATACTTAGTACTGAAATCTCCAATATCAACTTCATCACAGTTATCTGTGTTAGTGATAAAATCCTTAATATAGAATTTATCCATCTTCTTTTTATTCTTACCCATTATATTTATACCTCCTCACAAATTATGTATCAATCTCATCTGGGTTTACATCATAGTCTGCCATAAGTTGTTTTCTTAATACTCTATACTCTTGGCTATCATCGTGTAATATACGCATCTTTCTTAAATCTTCTTCAAGATCAGTAATAGTCAATCTAACTAATCTACGCTTACGAGGATCCATAATGGTTTCAGAAATTTCATCATACTGAGCTTCACCTAATCCCTTAAAACGAGTTTGTATAGTAGCATTATACTTACTCATAGCATTACAGAATTCTGCAATAGTACCATAAGTTTTAGCTTTCTTAGACTTCTTATCAGACCATGATAGATTGATACCATAAATAATAAAGATATCAATCAATGATTTAAATCTTCTAATAAATGGAACGCTAATATTCAATGCTTGATATCTACCATATAACGGACCAGATATATGTCTACCTTCAATTCTCAATTCTGGGAATTTCTTATTTAAGGTCATCATAAGATTATCAACCCATTTAGGATTATCAAATAATGAATCTATAGCAGATTTCAATTTCTTCTTATCATTGATAATAGCACCATTAACAAATCCTCTATTAGAAGAATCTTCTGATATGATTTTACCACAAGCACTCATAGTAACAATATAACCAACCATTTCAATCAATCTATAATCAACAGAAGTGTGTTCTGCAATATAATCTATAGTATCCAGATAATTCTCAATATCTGTAATAAATTGAGATAATTCTTTCTTAGATAACTTCTCACCATCTTTATTATAGACATTAACACTATCAACCACATTCTCTTTATAGATCTGGAGTAAGTCAGATTTATCCATTGCATACTTCTTACCACTATTCTTAATTCTATACAATGGTGGAAGAACTCTATATAATCTACCAGATTCAACTATTGGTTTTCCTACTAATAAGAATAATCCAGCTAAACCACCCATAATACCACCACCATCAGTATCTGCATCTGTAGCAATAATGATCTTATCAAAATAGAAATTATCCATATTACCATTTCTCGGATCATACTTAATTGCTTTGAATAGTGTACTATACTCATTATTCTGCATAATCTTATTAATATTATTCTTATAAGCATTAAGTGTCATACCTCTAACACCCATTACCGCTTGTACATCAGGATTTCTACCATCAATAATAGAACCTAGAGCTGATTTCTGTCCTTCGACAATATACAACTCTCTATAATCATGCTTACCAGTATTATTTGCTGGTGTATAATTATCACTCAATCTATCTTCAAATGAATTTGTCTTCATCTTAATAGTCTTAGACTTACGCTCATTTACTTCAATACGAATCTTAGCATTATTCTTAATGAGCTTACACATACCTTGAAGAGTAGATTGATTATTAGAGAAATAATCTTTAATACCTTTAGTAATCATTTCTCTAATAGTAGGAATAATTGCATCATTAGAAATTTTAACTTTAGCATTTCCAACGAATCCAACCATTGCATTAGATGATAGATTAACGAATAATCTCATATCCATTTTAACATCTTGCCATAAGATATCTATCTTCTCTCTTTCTCTATCAGATAATGATTTCTTAGTCTCATATTGTAGATATCTACAAATAGCATCTAATGAAACATCTACATGATATCCACCTTCAATAGTCTCAGCTAAATTACAGAATGATTTAGTGATAGTATTAGTAGATAAATCTTTATCACTATCATAAGTAAATGCAACTTGTAAGTTGACATCTTTAACTACATCAACACTCTTACCATCAATTACTGCTGGCTCATTGTACTTAGATTTCAAATCTAATACAACTGGTGTAAACATAGGTTTTCTAGTAAACTTATCAATCATCTCATAGAATGGTGATTGCTTAAGTTTAATAGTTCTAGGAGTACCATTCTCATCAACTACTTTAACTACTACTTTGATATTCTTAGATGAATTTAATAGATGGAGAATATCCTCTAACCATTTAATCATCTCATCAATATCTATATGACTACCATTTCCAAGATAATATTCATTCGGAATAAATCTAATAGTTGTACCACTAACCTTATTCTTATTCTTAGTAATACTATCCTCAACCTTTTTACCATTCTCAAAAAGAATTCTATGTACCGTATTCTCCTTAATACGATAACTAATAACTTCAAATTCAGATGATAGTGCATTAGTTACAGTAGAACCTACTCCAAACTCACCAGCAGTTCCACCAGATTGTGATCTAGTTGATTTACTACCAGAGAATTGCTTAGTGAAGAAAATCTCTAATGGGTAATTATCTTCTGGAAATCCTCTACCATCATCTGTTACTCTCATCTCTCCAGTTATTTTATCATATCGAATCTCAATATTCTTACCTGGAGAATTCATATCCATACATTCATCAAATGCATTTTGGATAATCTCTCTAGCAATGTGATTACAACCACCATTGCCTAATTGGACTAAGTAGAAATTAGTCTTAGCCTGAATCTTCTCAATGTCATCTTCAATGTACCCCATCTGCACATCTTTAAAATTTTTAGCCATTATCTTATTCCTTTCTTTAATCAATACTAACTTTATATAATGCCTATAATAAAGTTTTTGAATAGATAATATTATAGACGACCTATTACTCGTAGTACTTTATATAATACTAACAGTAAAAAATAGAGAATGCTTTGGTAGTAGCATTCTCTATTCTGAGGTTATAAGAGGTATATCCCATCAGTTTTAATGATCGTTTAAATATTGGAAGGATATGGGATATACCCAGAGAGTATATTTTAATGTCGTCACGGTTATTATTCAAAAATACATCTCTAAGGAGGCTCCCTCCAATATTGTGAAGAATAGTTCATTTCCCATTCTTCTAAATTGCATCTCAGCAAATCTTGTTAATCAGAATTTATTACTTCTGATACTTCCATGAACTGAAAGTTGAGTTTCCACTTCTTCCACGTCCACCTTTCTTTTTCTTCTTCTTGCTCTCCATCTTGTCTTGCTTCTGTGCAGCCTTGACAAGTTTCTTGGTAGCCTTGATTCCATTATCTAACAGTACTCTTGATACAGACATTAATTGCTTTGTCTGATTATCTGTATCTAGTGCTTCAGATAGGAACGCACCAATATTGAGAACTTCTCTAGCAGCATCTCTAACGTTGTTAATCTCATCTTTAACTTCAGCATAATCTCTAGTAAAGGTGTCTGGATTGAATACTCTTTCTCCAGTTAGTTTATCATACATATACTCATCATCACCCATTACAAGTGTTGACTTAGCAGCACCCTTTTTATTATATGTATGGAATCTGGTACCTAGCTTAACTAGTTTCTTCTCAGCCTTTGATTCAAAGCCAGTTAACTTATCACCTTTCTTTGAAAGATGCTCTGTAACCATCTTTGTGAAATCTCCATTCATCTTCTTTAATGGATCATTCTTAACAACTGTTAACTTCTTGCTACTGCTCTTCTTACTCTTCACATTAAATGACATACTACTTCTCCTTTAATTATAAAATATTTTAGACACTTGTTATCAAGTATCAGTTAAATGATATATGTTTCTATTTATATATCCATTACCTACTCGTAATGTCTTATATAAATATCTACATCTCTAATAGCTTATCTATTAAATCTTCATTAATAGATAAATTACAACGATAACTTCTAGTGCGTTTATCACGCTCTACAATCCACAACTCATGACTCTTAGTTAATTGATTATAGACTAATAGATCAAATTGTGCTGATCCACAATCTCTATACAATTCAAATACCATACCACCAATTTTATTAGATGATAGATTCATGAATTTGTATCTCTGATCTGATAATTCAGTATCGTTATTATAAGATACTGCGATTTTGATTTCATACACTGATAGATCTACTGTCATAACAAATATATCTCTATCAGGATTATCAAAATCAATTACTAATGCTGGAGCATACAAAGTAGCTCTATCACTATCAAGGATATCTATATATCCAGTAGTACCAAAATCAATTACTGGAATCTGTTCTTCTTTATATCTACTAAAAGAAACAACTCCATCATTTAGAAACAACCTACTGTCTCCACTACCAATATGAAAATTCCATATTCTCATATTTACTTCCTCCAATATCTTGTTAGGATTTTTATTAATTAAAGGGTATAAATTATATTATACCCTTTAATGTTAAATTACTTATTAACAGAACTGCTCGTAATCAGCGTTCTTCTCGATGAACTTCTTAATAGTTGCTGCTGTCTTTGGATATTCAGCTTCTGGTAATGACTTTAAGAAATATCTTCTATCACCATCATTATTGGCATCAAGATCTTTCTTACGAATCTTGCAATACTCTGTGAAGCAATCCATTCTAAATGAGTCGGTGCAAATCTCAAGTAAGTCGAAAATCCATTTATTGATATTTACAAACAATTTCTGCTGATTCTCATTAAATGAATTAAACTTATTCTTTCTTTCAAGTAATAAGAATATTACTAACTGCTGAACTACTGCCATATCATCTGGCAACAATAACTGCATTAATGTTGGGAAGTTAACTTCCTTAGTTACTGCTTCCTCATATAAGAGAGTAATCAATTCTCTAATTCTGAATAATGACATTTGAGTATTCTTCAACATCTTACTATCTGGAATTACAGATAATACGTCCATCGCAATGTCCTCTGGAATTCCATTCTTCTTCATCTTCTTAAGTTTCTTCTTAAGAATTCTTTGATTAATTGCTACTAAGTTACTAAAGTCTACATTAATCTGTACTGGTGTTTCACCTTCTTTAGCATTAGCTTTATTAGTAGCATTAATCTGTGTGATTGTTGTAATGATATCTCTAACTAAAGCTGGGAATAATTGAAGATTATCAATAGGCTCTAAATCTCCATTCTCAACCTTATCGAGATACTTGTTAAATCTTTTTGCGAAATCCTCTCTAACAAGGAAATCATAGATTGATAATTTTGCTTTCTTAACCTCATCAATCTTTCCATATCTAACAACTGTCTCAATCACTTCTGATAAGTAGTCGCTGATAATGTCATCATAGAATAACTTAGCTGCCTTCTTCTTACTAATGTCATTCTTCTTCATCTTCTTAAGATACTTTTCATAACCTTCATCTGTACATAATTGTACACACTTAGCTACTTCCTTCTTAAGTGTAAATCCATTACCATTTCTTCTAACTACTACTTCATCTTTCTTGTTCTTCTTTGCCATGTTCGGCACCTCCCTATAAATAATAATTTGAATTAGGTTATTGTGCTCTAGTAAAATATTTAGAGACACAATAACCAATTCCATTTAATAGTATATCTACATAGCTAAATATTGATTACATAAAGTCGTTGAAAATATCATCTAAGACAATCTTCTTAGCAACATCCTTCTCAACATAATTCTTCTTCTTCTTTACTTCATCTAAATCTAGCTCATTAAGAACATCATCAACATTATCTAATGATTCTTCAGTAGCTTCATCTAATTCTGCGATCCTGTCTGTAATCTTTTGAATCCTATCTGTGATAGGTGATAAACCAGAACCAATAAAACATACTACATTATCCATAGCCTTTTCAGAATTAACTGCTGTATGAGTGAATCCTTCAACTGGTTCACCAACAAATAATTGTAATTCAGCTAAATTCTCATCAAACTTATCAATGATATTCTGTGATAAATTAACAATTAAACCAGTTCTCATAATCTTCTTATCACGCTGTAATTCTGCATGAGCATTAGTTTTAAGAATATCCTCAAGATGTTTATCAATAGACTTCTCATCTAAGTCCTTGTCCTTAAATCCAATATAACGTGAAAGAACGATTCTACCTGGTGTATTAAGAATCATCAACATATCTCTCTCATCAATAGATGAGTATTTTGTAGGGATATTATATTTACATGATAATACTTTCATATCCTCTACAATTTCATTATTAACACTATCCATCATTTTATATGATGGAATATTTTTCATCTTATCATTATCATACATCATATAAGTCACATTATTCAACTTACCATACAATTCCTTAGTAAATTCAATCGTATTAGTCTGAGTTGAATATGGCTCTTTCAATGTTGGTAAAATACCAACTAAAATCATCTTAGTGTCAGGAAATGATTTAGTAAGAATCTGAGTAAGTACTGGAACAATTCCAGATCCAGTTCCACCACCACATGATGAGATAATAAAGACAACATCCTTATCACCAACATGGTTAATAAATTTCTCAGATGAAATAATCTTACCTGCAACTTCCTGTAGGAATTTTTTAGCACCCTCTCTATTCTTACCAGCACCTTTAAGATCACCTAATGGGATTTTATACATATCGTCTGGTACCATTGCTAAATCCTTCTCAGAAGAATTTAATACCATTGATTCAATTCCCTCTTTGTGAGCAACTAGTGCTACTTGAGATCCTGCATTACCAATTCCAATAACTCCAATCTTTAACATAATTCATACCTCCGTTTTGTTATAATAATTTTTATGATATCCAATAACTCAGAAATCATTACCTATTAGTATGAATACCTATTTTATTTTATCTTCAAATATCATCATTATACATGAATCTCTGCTGTTAAAAACATTTGAGTAATGTAGTAATTGTTATAATTACACGAAAGAAAGGATGGTTTATTTATGAGAAGATTAAATAAATCCAATCTCAAGATTACACGAGAGTATGCTGAGTGTATTCGAGATGTATCATATATTAAGGCTATGGTAGAAGATGGTGAAGTATCAGATGTTATTCTCGATGTTGATAATCAATTATCTGGTATTACAAGAGATGATGATAACGATACTATTGAGATCTTAAAGACTATAGATGATAATTCTGATTATGATAGACCTAGAGAAGTTGAAGCGATTATGAATAATCCATCAACTGATTTAGATTCATTATTAGATGAAGATGATGTATTTCAAAGAAAGGATTGATTAATATGAGAGTAAATAGAGATATGTATGAGCGTGCAGCATTAGCTAGAGATATTGAGTATATTACTTGTATGGTAGAAGATGCTGAATTAGCTGATAATATGCAAGACATTGAAAATTCTGATGTATTATCACCAGTAAATGATGATACTATTTCTAATAAGCAAATCAATAGAATGGTTGATAGTATTGAGACAACACAAGATGAAGATGCTGAAGATGAAATTATGAGTATTGCATCCGCTGATAAGGATCTTTCATTAGATGATGTTATCGGTGCTACTACAGATATTGATAAAAATATTCCCGATGATATTCAGAATACTATTGATAATGCTGTCAATACAGAATCTACATCATTAGATGATTTCGTAGATGAGTGGTATTCTAACATTTTCTAATAAGTATTTAATGAATGAGGTGATAAGCCTATGGAAATTTTTACAGCATTATTTCCTAATGGGATCCCATCATCCAGTTTCTTTAGTGGTTGTATTTTAATCTTCGTAGTAGCTTGGTATAATAGGGAATTAATTCATACATTGATTAAGAATTATATCACTGGTGAAGAAATGAATAGTAAGAAGCATAAGAAATCACATAATGATGATAATGATAATAGTAAGCTAGAAGCTACAGTTGAAAAACTATCTTCGAGTATAGATTCTATTAAAGATGATAATAGGTTAATGAGAGATGATATAAACAAAAAGATGAATCAGTTTGAGGCTAATCTTAATGATAAGATCAATACTATATCTAACAGGTTAACATTTTTAACTGAATCTGATGCTATAGATAAGAGAGCTTATATTATTGAAAAATATATAAAGTATGTGGAACAAGGTGAACCGTTAGATATGGTTACATTAGACAACCTTAACAAAGTTTATGATACATACCTAAAAGAGAATGGAGATAGTTATGTGAAAGATCTGATGTCAAGATTGAGAAGACTAGAACTCAGTAAGCATATAGCTAATGATATTGATACCCATGACAATTAGAGAATATAATGGAAATGAATTTATTAGTATTATTCATTTCCATTATATTTTTACTATGATTAGAAACCATTAAGATCATTAAATAAACTTAGATCAATATCCTCTGTATTTGAATAATCATCAATAACACCATCTGATGTATTATCATATACATTATTAGTTTCAAAATGTTTAGACCTACTCTGTCTTAATGAATTATATTGAGACTTAATAATATCCTCTCTGATACTATCTTCATAATTTAATACCTTATCAAACATTTCTTCATCTTCAATAATTTGTACATATTCTTGTGGAAGAATATCTCTAATTCTTTCTTTAGTAATAATTCCAGAATTTTCTTCTACTCCATCATATACATCAGTTCTATAGAATCCAAAATATCCTAAATTATTTCCATGATAATATACATATAGAGCAATCAAATAAGACATAATACTATCATCATGTCCACCTTGTCTAGCTTCAATCTTACCACTTCTAGTTCTTACTAATCCAGTAATATCCGATATGATATTCTTAGTAATGAAATCATCTTTATTCTCATTAATTCTCCTAGATAGGATACTAAACATATCTTCCCTAGATTTAGAATTAGTATATACACCATAATGTGTTTTAACAGTAGATTTAGCTTTCAACATAGATTCCACAGTTTCTGCCTCTCTCATCTTCTGCTCTACTAAATCTCTATCTTTATCAAAATACAGATTATTAGCTATTCTTGATCTATTCATTAAATGATCTATAATACCATCACCTACAGAGTTTCTCTCTATACAGATAATTGCTCTAGGAATATATTCTGTAACTAATGATTCAATTAACATCTCATAAGCTGTTTCTCCAATATATGGAGATTTAAATTCAGCAACTGGTTTTACTGTATATGGGTTTAATATCGTAATAGCATTATTATCAGAACTGGTACCTGTAGAACAGTCTATTCCAACAATATATGGAATATCTTTTCTAAGTGTCTCATAAATATCAAACTGATAATATTCCTGAATGAATATAGTATCAATAGGTTGATGAGTTGTACTAGTAATATACTCAATATCTTCTCTTGGATATGGTGATAAATCAGAACCATGAATTCTCTGTAATAGAATTTCTCGTCTTACAGTTAATGGATCGCCAATCTTCTGAGAGATTTCCTTTAACCATGTATTGTCTAATCCAATTTGATAATACTGATATTCTATATATAGGATTCCATTAGATCCAGCTTTGGTTAACATCTCAGTAATTTCTTCTGGTGTTTTATCATACAACTTATCATTCCATCTGTATGTAGAATCTAATAATGCTTGTGCTTGTTGTCCAGCTTTAGTATCCAAATCTCCAGGAGTACAAGTAAAGATTCTTGCTGAAGTTGCACCATTAGCTAAAGATCTTCTATGAGCTGTTTCAAATGTTGATACAGCATTTTTTACTATAGTATCAATATATGGACTAAATTCAGGCTCATCATAGTATTGAACTGGTGCTGTCATACCTCTTGCTATAGATAGTGCCATATCATAAGATGTTGCTTTAGATTTTATAGTTATCTTATTACGATTCACTGGATGTTCATATGCTGTAGCATTAGCTTTACCTTTTGTGACTTTACCATCTTCATCTGTAATAGATTTAAATCTCATATAAGGTGGTAATGCATCTATAATAACACCAGTTCTTCTTAAGTTCTCTTTAGCTTGATCTCCATCTTTATTCAAATAAATGAATGTCGAATTAGTTGTACCAAAATGGTATATCCAAACTAATAATACTAATGCTGATATAGTTTTACCTTGCTGTCTAGGAAGACATAACCATGAATCTAAATTATTTAATGTACACCAAGCTTGTGCTATATTTCCTCTATTAGCTTTATATGGAACACCTTCACTAGCGCCACTATCTGCAATTCTAGCAACTTCTCTTAAGAAATACCACGGATTGCATTTACACTCCATAATAACTCTATCAATCTGATCTGTAGTTAAAGTACAATTACCTTCACTATCTTTAGCATGAGGATTCACACCAATCAATGATAGGTCTTTAATCTCTAACATAAAATACCAATTCTTAATACCTAGAGTTTTTAAATCCTTAGCTAATGTTAGAAATGATTTATTAGGAGTTCCTACATCATAATACTTACCTTTAGTTTTTATTACTCGTCTTTTTTCCATAGGTTAATTATTATCCCCCTATCTTTGGACTAAGTTTTAGTACATCATTATCACTACTATCCATCATCAATGATCTATCAATATACCTATTCAATTTCTCTATATGCTCTGGAAGAAATACTATAGAGTATTTATCAATAAATCCTTTAATATCTCCAAATCCTTGTTTATAGTTAATAAAGATATCTCTATTATGTACAGCTTCATGAATAGTAGATGATAACATAACTACCTGAACTCTATTTGCTTCATGTTCTTTCATAACCATATCTGCAATACGGAATGATGTGATCTTCCATTTCTTATATAAAAAATATTCAATCATGATAGAGCAATAATCATATAGATTAAAAATTGGTCCATGATGCATCTCTATTGGAACATCATCATCAGTTAATTCAGATAATACTTGACATCTATTTAACTTAACCTCTTTCTTCAAAAAATCAATATACTTCTTATACCTATCACAAGTCCTAACTTCTTTTTCTACACCATTGATGAATTTAGATGCTGCATCAGAATTAGAAAAATATTCAATACCCTTAGTAAAACTAAGTGTATATAATGCATTATTTGAATCAACAACTGGTGTCAATTTATCAGTACTATAAATGATATTAGGTAAAGATTTTGACATTCTTAATCACCTTCCTTTTATCTTTATCCTTAAGAAATTGTGGAGCATAGAAAAAAGGAAGCCCCTAATGGGCT